TTCAAGGCATAGGTTACGGTGCATTAGGCGCTTTAGCAGGAAAAGCTTTTGATAAAATACTAGATCCTTCTTTTGCTGGTCGTTTTAACACTATTGAAGAGTTCAATAAAGCTCGCGCTGACTTACAAGAAGAGATAGTTGTTGCTGCTAAGATGTTCAGAGCGCCTGAAGATATAACTAATGCAGAGTTGGCTACTCAGTTACTAATGCGAGAGATTGAGTTTCTTGGAGACGCTGTAGGCAGGCAAGGGACGCTCCCTAAAAACTTAGTACCTTTTTATCAGCGCATGAAAGGGTATGCTGAAGACATGGGTGTGGATATTCGTCAGTTAAATAAAGTAGTACGCTCTGATAAATCTATTAAAGATTTGCGTAAGACTTTAGATGAGCCTTTTGAAACCCTTGATGACATGGTGATGTTGCGTCAAGACTTGCTAGACAGGACTACTGGGCGTCTTATGTCTGACGTAGGACGTACTATACCTGAAGCACAGGAATTTATTGTCAGGTTTAGGCGTTTAGCTTCTCCTCTTGCTACTCTTGCTGAAGATACAGTGGGTGTTGCTTTTTCACAGCGTCTAGTCAGAGCTATGAACAGGGTAACAAGAAAACAAACTGATCTTGATAGTATGTGGAAAGGGATGGAGCCGTTCCGAGAACTAGCATCTTCTAATCCTAAGTTTAATGATTTACTTTTAGATGCTGTTAATCCTAGACTGTCTTCAAAGTTTAAAGAAAAGGCACTACTTGGTGCTATGAATGTAGCTAGGGCTAAGATAGGTAAAGGCGCTCCTGAAAGACTGCAAAAGTTTTTTGATGACAACATTGAATTTTCTAAGCGTTATCGTAAACAAGTTACAGCGGGAGAGGTGACTCCTGTGTGGATGCATTCTTCTCCTGAGTCAGTTCTTAAAGACGCTTCACTAAGAACATACAGAGACAGGGCTGCTACAAAGGCAGAAGATGCGGCTTCTAAAAATGTACAACGTCCTTCTATGAAGGAGTGGAGAGAAAAGAACGCTAAACGTCCTGTTGAAAAACAACAAGAGTATGCAAATATTTTTGATTCTCATTGGACATGGCAACGTCAAACTCTTACCAGAATGGAGATAGGTGAGCAGCTTGGTTTCAGAACAGCGGGTAAACCTCTTGTTGTAGGCAAAAACCTAGATCCAAAGGCTGTGAAGGAAGGCGCTACTGAGTTAGAAGCTACTGCGTCCTATGAGGCAGGTAAGTTTCGTTTGTTTGATGACAACATTATTGCAGAAGCTTTAAAGCGTGAGGGCTACTCTGAAGTACAGATCAAGAACGCACAGCAAATTATTGATGACATAGGTATCAACGCTAACAAAGGCATGGCTAGTGAGTTGGAAGTTATTCGTAGTCTTGGATACGTAGGTACTATTGCTAATCCTTACGGCGCTTTAATGAACGTACATGATTTGTTTAACGCCTCCTTTGAGCTTGGTCTAGGTAACGTCATCAAAGCTGTGTTCGCTAAAGGCGGCGTTGAGTTTAATACTGCTGACATGGGATTAGCTCGTCAGGTGTTTGGTGAGTTTGTTCGTAAAGCGCGTAAGGGAACTCAAAAAGACATAGACGCTCTTGGTGGTTATACATCGGGTAATAAGTTTATTGAAGGCGCTGCTAAAGTTAGTGAAGATTTACTTGAGTGGTCTATGAAGTGGTCTGGTTTTTCTAAGTTAGATCAGTTTGGTAAGAGCCGTATCATGGGTGCTTCTTTTAACAGAGCAAAGCAGGACATAGCTGATGGTAGTTTTGATACTAAGTGGCAGTACAGTTTTAGTAAGCCTGAGATACAACAATTAAAGAAAGATATTGCTGATGGTGTTACAGACAGTGAGCTAGTACGTGATCTTGTTATGTTTGATCTGTTTAAATTACAGCCTATCAACGCAGCAGCACAGACAGCGGCAGGGCTAGCTAACCCCAACGCTCGTGTGTTCTATATGTTAAAAGGTTTTGCTATTAAGCAGTTTGATTTAATGGAGCGGAGAATATATAGAGAGTGGAAAGCAGGTAACAAGAAACAAGCCTTAGAGAACTTAGCTAAGTACGTTGTCCTGTCAGGTGGTGGTTATGGTGTGGTCAACGAGGCTCGTCAAGTATTAAAAGGAGAAGCTCCTGATCCAGCAGAAGGTGCAGTGTCTGCTCTGTATCAAATAGGTTCTGTTATCACGTTTGGTGCAATGGGTGCTAACGACTACGGCTACGATAAGTTTATGAATGATCCTTTAGATGCAATGGCTAAAAACTTACTGCCTCCGTTGGGCGCTACTCTTCCCGGTGCAGTGTTGGAAGACATGGCTGATGCCTTTAGGAAAGGTGACCCACTACCGGATGAAACTATATATTCTCTTCCGATAGTGGGTAAAACTCTTAAAGGTTTTTTTGATTAAAGCTCGCAGTTATTCCCTGTGCAGGCCAGTTGTTGTGACCCTTCAGTCATGTCGCTGGCCTCTTCAATATCCCACGATATCTCTGTAGGGAAACCCTTCTTAAGTTCTTTCAAGGTGGCCTTATCCACAGGTTCATAAGGGGCTTGAGCATAGCTGTGATCTGAGTAAGGCAGAAAGCTGATACCTGACACCTTATCAAACTTGTTGTACAACCATTGTCCTACCTCAAGGAACTCCTCATCACGGTAGTAGCAGGTCATTGATGGCTTATGCTCACACCAGTAGTCCTGATATATCTCCCACAAGTCTAGCTGTTCCATAGCACCCATGTCTGAGGCTGTCACAGCGCCTTCTGGAGAGGCGATAGGGAAGGAGAATACCCGTGTACTAGGGGACATTAGATCGTCCTCCACAGGGACACCAGCGGCCTCTAGGACGGAGCAAAGTGGGTCACGAGAGTCTGCCCGAACCCGCCGAATATATTGACTGCTATACCTAGGATGGATGCCACTAGCACTATCGACCAACTGACTAACAGTACCGCTAGGCTTAATCGCAGTAATTGCTGTAGAAGGGTTAATACCCAGCTTCTTAGCCCATTGTTCATTAGTAACAATAGCCTCATTACGCATCTCCGTTAGCCACTTCTTGAGTTTTGCTTTGTCCTTACGCCCAGACAACATTGGGTGATCCATGATACCTGTCAGTGACACACCTAACAGAGCCTCTTCCTCTGTGTTTAGTCTCCAGATTTTTCGGAGGTATCTAAAGTCTGTGAGGGTAGCCTGTAAAGTTCCAAGGATAGTCGCAACGCGTACTTTCCGTTTGAGGCTTGCGAGCGTATCGGATGACCTGACCACAACTTCTGACAGATTACAGAATTGGTAGGGTCTGAGGATGATTTCACTACATGGATTAGTTCCAAAATCATAGGTAGCATCTCTTCGCTCGTTGAGTGCAGCTTGCTTTTGACTTGCCACTCTACTAAAGACACCTCGTTCACCAGATCGTGATTCATATAAGCTAGTCCATTCGTTTAGGAACGCCTCAAAGTCAGGCTTCTCTGTGTAACAGGCTGAGTTGTTAGACAGCCCACGTTGAGGGTTATCTACCCACCATTGTCCTGACTTGGCTCGTCTGATTCTATCGTCTGTGAGGTTAGAGAGACTGATGAGAGCACTTCTCCTGACCCCTCCAACGACGACGATTTGAGCGATCTTACAGCAAAGATCGTGGCATTCAAGGGAACTAAGCTTTCGACCAGCAGATCCTTGAAAGAGTTCAATTGTGAACTTGAATAGATCGACGAGTGGTTCAGGGCCACTTGCACGACCTCCGAAAGTCTTGAGCGTGGAGCCTGCAGGTCGTACTCCGCTAACGTCCCATCGGGGAACTTGACCCGAATACAACAATGATACCAACTCCCTAAACGATTTCGCCCATCCGATCTTCGAATCGTCAACATTAATAACTGTGTCGGTTGCATGGAATGTCTCCGCTACGTCTGGTAGTTTAGCTATGTACTGACGCTCAACGCTGAAGCCTACGCCTGTACCGCACATGAGGACGTACATCATCTCATCGAATGCTTTAGGGTGGTCTATAGGTAGGTAGCTACAGTTAAAACCTGCTACGTTGTCACGAGTTAGTGCTTCTCCTGCTGTCATCAAGGCCCTCATAGAAGGCATGACATCCAGCTTACTGATAGCGTCAAAGATTTCTGTTGTATCAAAGTCGTTGAGGTGTCCTTTGTCTACCCAATAGTTAATATAACGATTGACTGTTTCTTCCCATGTCTCTCGTCGTTGTTCTTCTGGTAGGTATCGTGCGTAGCGTGACTTGTGTATGTACTGTTGATATGCGTCCATTAAGTTATCCCTAAAGTTTCGTGTACTATTGCGGCCTGTGCCAATCCAAGAAGTAAGTATACACCATCTGGGTATTGCTCTGTAGCGGTGACTTCAAATACTTCTCCGTCTTCGTACATGATAACAACACACTTAACTGGTCTTTCTTCTTCCTCATACTCAGAGCTTCTTATAGCTAGGGCTGCAAGAAACTCAGATGTCTTAATGCTTGTGTCTTCTTTCTTTCCAAACTTACCTTCTACTATCTTCACGGTATCTCTCGCTGTATTAGCATCTCAATGTAGTGAATAGCTTTACGTAAGTCTTCTACTCCGTTCTTATCCTTCCAACGAGTAATGTATTTAACTACTGCGTGTTCGCAAATTCCCAACCCGTT